GGAGAAATCATAGATTTGATTCTTCCAGAAAGTGTAGGTTGAGGAATCAATTCCACCGACCGTACCCGTGCCAGCATCAGCGACAAGGCTTTGAAGGCCACCAATCTCTTTTCCGTCGTTGCCCGTGCCGGTAGCATACATTGCCGTGGCAAAGGTGTTTTTCAACGACTTCTCAAGGTTGCGGATACGAGACTTCAGAAGGTTGTGAACGGCTTCCCGGCCACTGTTTTGCACTTCTTCAAGACCCGAAATCACTACGTTTCCGGCCAACTGCTTGTAGTTAAACTCCGCAGCGGTGAAAACGTCGCTTGGTGACGTGTCAAGAACCTCATAGCCCGAATACCACTTGGAAGTGGAGTTCACGGCATATTCAAGTTCTTGAACAATGGTGCGACCCGTAGCGGGTTGCTTATTGCCCTTATCGTCCATGTGACGCATCAGAGCATTATGGTTCGTGACGTTATCCGCTAGGACTTTGGAATAGCCCTGGAGGGTAGTTGTCACGATTTCCGTAAATGAAGAGTTTGGACTCGCCATCTCTTACACTCCTTAGTCGTGAGTTTGCCAATCCCTACAGACCAGCGTTGTCTAACGCACTCCCAAGAATATCGTCCAGATTGTTCGATTGCACAGTTCCAGCCGGTGGGTTTGCTGACCTCCTAGTTGGAACCTTCTTGGCTTTGGCAACCGCCTCTTTCCGGCGCTTATCCTCTGCCGACTTCACCTTGGTTCGCTCTGCCTCTAGGCTTTGCTGATACAAGGTGTCATCCAGACGCAACGCTTTAGAGTAAGCGTCATTCAAGTCACTCGCCGCATTCGCTTCGATTAGCTGCCCCATTGTTACACGGAGAGCATCAAAGTGTGGGTGCGCCAAATTACCGTCTGCATCCGATTGGGTTGCAAATGTCTCAATCTGACCTTGAAGACCGACCTGACGCTCTTGCGCCTGACGCTCCTCATTGTTTTGAACGTATCCTTGAAGCTGTTGGACTTGCTGTTGCAAGGCGTTCATTTGCGGGTCGGGTTGTTGAACCGTCGCCGCTTGTGGTTGTTCAAGGGCATCAAGATTGATCCCCGCATTCCTCGCAAGCTGTTGGATGGCCCCATATGGATTTTGCTGTAAATTCCTGTCCGCTTGAATCAGTCTAGCCACATATTCGGCTTCGCTGATTCCAGACTGTTGAAGAGCCTGACGCATAGGATTTAAAACATGATGCAGGGGTTCGTATTGCTGGCGAATCGTAGCGGCATCTTGAGTCTTGCGCGTATAATCGGCAGTCATAGACTTGTCACGCTCTAGCACATAGTCCTGTGCCTCACGCGGCATTGCTTTGAACCGCTCCTTATCCGCTGCCGACCAATGCTGCGGTGCATCAAGCGGTGGAACCTCTGGGGTTTCCGCTTTCACTTCTTCATGGTCGGTATCGCCCTCGCTGGCCTCTACGTCTTCGGGTGGAGGTGCTTCGTCCTGGGCGGTGTCTTCGTCTTGAGCCTCTATCTCTTCAGAGGTGGACCCGTCATCTTGAGGCTCTTCGGGTTCCTCCGTAAATGCTTCATCCAAACTCTTGGTAAGCATGTCGTCCAATACGTCAGCGGTGTCCTTTTCAGGCACATCTTGACCCGCCGACTCCTCTTCAGGAGTGCTGTCAGCCATTATTTTCTCCGTTAGTGAATACCGCTAATGCGGTGGATTACTGGTGGCGACTATCCCACCAGCTTGGTTTTTCAGATGAGGTGTAGTCGTTTCCACACTGCCTCACCTGATGCTTGCGCTCATGCTCCCGCACTTGAGAACGTGAACTCAATACTGACCCGTCAATTGGTGACGTAAAAGGCTCGATGTCACTGATAACCGAATAACCTGTGCGCCTCTCTTTTGCGCCCTTTTCAACAAGTCTACCGTTGTCATAGACATAAGTTGTCCGCATTACATCAGCCCCGTGCTTTTCATTAACTCAACTTCGGCGTCGGTCATTATCTTCTCTCTGGCAACCTCTGCATCGACTATCATCTTCTCGCGGTCAATCTGAGCTTCCTGATTCATCTTGGCGCGTTCGATCTGCATATCTTGCTGCATCTCTGCCGATTTCAACTGACCTTTCTGTTGCAACTCAGCCTGATCTAGCTGCGCCTTTTGCTGAACCATCATCATGGCGGGGTCAGGCTGTTGCTGTTGTTGCTGTTGCTGTTGTAGGGACTGCATGGCGTTCTGCTTGGCCTCATCAATGAGGTCTTCAAACTCCCGCCCAATCTTGAACCCTCGCACCATAAACTCCATCGCCTGGAACGCTATCGGGGTCAATTCGGGAGCCGCTTGAACAACGCCAATGGCTCGCTCCATATACGACCCCAACGTATTCACAAACTCTATGCGGCTTTGACGTTCCATCTGAGCGTCTTCAAATACCGTCGAGTCTGTCTCTATGTCAATCCGATAAGACCGCAACTTGTCGGAGCGCATGATTTGCATCATCTCCGGCGTGACTTGTAGCCCCGTCATGTTCTGCAAGATGTACGGCTGGAAGTGTTCCGCAATTAACTCAGCCCGTATTCTATACAGGTCACGGACAAACCGCTGAACTTGGTCTTGCCTTTGTTTGAGGCGCATTGACCCAAACTGACCCTTTAGCCTTTGGGCCGTCGCCGTTTCGTTTGGATTTGTGGAACCCCTGATAACGTCACTTATCCCCGTGACTTCATAAATAGTCTGGATAAGCTGCGCCCGTTGTTGGTAAAGACCGGACAATACGCCAGCCGTCTGCGATATGTCCTCAGTCTGCATCGCATTGGCCAAACCGCCCTTTTGAGCCAGATTCGCATAATTATCGGCTGGCACGAAAGTATTGTCAGCCGCCTCTGCAAGTTTTGCCAACTCAGGAACCGACCCATCATAAATACCCCTACGCCGTAACCCGTCCGTGAGCTTTGCGATTCGTGTGGTAATTCTGTCTAGCTCATCGGCTTGGTCTTCATACAACCGAAACTCTGGCACTGGAACGCCCGTGCCGTTTGTCTTGATGCAGACGATGGGCTTCGGGGTAGGAAAGAAGTTCTCTAACTCATACGGGTCTTCTTCTTCCAACAGGATGGCTGGATAACCTTGCACAACGTAATACCTTTTACGGGTATTATCGCACCAGATTTCCCAGACCTCGGCGCGTCGGAATACATCGTCAGCCTCGTAGTTGCTGCTCTCTGTCGGACTCCAATTCAGCGGCACTTTGTCAGCTTGATCTGGCGTAAGCTCTTCTAGGTCATCCCGTGTCATCAAATGCCGTCTGGCTTTCCAACGGACATCCTCTGGCCGCTTCGCTGGGCTTTCACGGTAGTCTTCCCAATGGACATACTCAAAGAACACCCGCTGGTCGCCAATCTCCTCAACCGTCTCGCCGGTAGGGAATCCGAAATCGTCAACGGTAGGGACATCAATCATAATGTCCTCTTTGACCACCCAGACCACGCCCCGGCCCGGTAACAGATAATCTTCTATCGCACCCGCAATGATGTCTCGCTCGTCATATACATCAGAAGAATATTCCAACGCCCGTTCAAGCATCTCAGCCACTTGTCGGCCAGCGGGGTCACGATCTAAATACCGTCTGCGAATGTCAGGCTTTGCCATCCTTGCGAACAACGCACCCTTGAGTGTTTCAGTGTTCGACCACAGAATATTAAACTTCTTTTCCCGGCCAATAGACGACATTTCCTTACCCGAACGGTAGCGGTCAACAACGTCTTCGCCCTCGTCTCGCCACTCGCGTTCCTCGTCATCGGCAGCGTTCAACTCAATGTCCCAATAACGGGCCATGCCAGCCGAACCCTCGTAGTCCTTCATGCTCTCAATTTGTTCGCTCATATCGAAGTCACCGAATTAAAGTTATACCGGCCTTCCGCTGCGGCAATAGCTTGGAGCGCCTCGTTTAGATTCGTGAATCCCTCTGCATTCGCTCCCCACTCAGAGCGGTCCCAAATGGAGCTATCCCATGCACTCTGCATTGCATTCTTCCAAGCCAACATGCGACCCGCAAACGCACCAGCCGGGATGCTGTTCTGATCGAACAACGCTTGCCAATCCCCCATATAGGTTAGCTCTGTGCCTGTTAAATCACGGACGCTCTGTTGCACCAGGGATTGGTTGCTCATACCTTAAACCTACGGAAAAAGGCTCTCAGGAACCGTTGATATAGATTACTCATATCGAGGTCACCGCGTTCCAGTTATTCCGACTCTTAGAAACCGCGAAGGCTTGCATGGCCTCATTAATGTTG